GATAGTATTATTTGACAATCTGGGGCAACCCATTTTTCTCTAGGAGTGTTTTACTATGGCAACCCACAAAGGCTCTGAAGGCACAGTCAAATCTGGTGCTAACGCTATTGCTGAGATTCGTTCTTACACGATTACTCAGTCTGCTGACACGATTGAAGATACTGTGATGGGCGATTCTGCTCGCACCTATCTGTCATCACTGACCAGTTTCTCTGGCTCCATCGAGTGTTATTGGGATGAGACTGACACCAATGGTCAGTTGACTCTTGATCCCGGCTCGACTGTCACGATCAACATCTATCCCGAGGGTTCCACCTCTGGCGATACTTACTACACTGGCTCTGTCATCATCACTGAGAAGGCAATCACTGCTTCTTTTGATGGCATGGTCGAAGCCTCGTTCTCGTTCCAAGGTACAGGAGCATTGACCGAAACCACTGTTTAAAGGAGATAGTTGATGGGGTTGGGAGAGCGCATATCTGCTAAACGGCAGAAGATAAGAAATAAAGTTGTAGTGGCTGAGTGGGGTGACGAAGGAAAACCCCTAGAGATTTTTGCTTCGACCCTCACTTGCCACGATGTAGACCGGCTGCAAAAGAAGCATAAGGATTTTCTGAACAACATGACCATCGAGGGCATGGTTGATCTGATTATCCTAAAGGCTGAGACTGCTGATGGCGAAAAGATGTTTACGCTTGAAGACAAGCCTCATCTGATGCGAGAGCCGATTCTGCTGGTTTCAAGAATTGCTGGTGAAGTTTTTGGCTCTGTTCTGTCGATTGAGCAACAGGAAAAAAACTAAGAGCCGATTCGTTGAGGTTTAATCTCGTTGCTTTAGCGGATCGGTTAGGCAAGACGATAGAGGAAATGGAAGACATCTCTCTGTCGGAGTTCAACGAGTGGGTCGCATACTTTAAGGTCAAGGATTCTCAGAAGAATGGCAACTGAAAAGATTATCCTCTCAGCGGTTGACCAGACAAGAGCGGCCTTTCAGTCTGTCCAAGGGAACATCTCGAGGCTAACTGGGTCGCTGCGTGGTATCGCTGGCCCATTGGCTGCTGCCTTCTCTGTTGGCGCAATAACCAGTTTTGCAAAAAGTCTTATTGATGCCGCTGATCGGCTGAGAGACTTGTCAGAAGAAACTGGCATTTCAGCAGAGCAATTGTCAAAGTTCGGAAATGCTGCACAACTTAACGGCTCATCTGCCGAGCAATTTCAAACAGCGATAGTCAAGTTTTCAAATGCTGTTGCTGAGGCGGGTGCTGGCACTCAGGCACAGATTGATGCTTTTAATTCTCTTGGAGTTAGCATCAAAGATGTCAACGGGAATCTCAGGCCAACTATTGAGATTTTCAAGGATGTCGCAAACAGGTACGCCCAGACAGCAGATGGTGCTGGAAAGTTGGCTGTCACTCAAGACTTGTTTGGTCGTGGGGCATCAAAACTTATTCCGACTCTGAATCAGGGTGCTGCCTCTCTTGAGAAGTATCAAGCAACATTTAGCAATGAGTTTATTGACGCATCTGCAAAGTTCAATGATGAGATTGACAAGTTATCAATCAATTTCCAGCGTCTTGCATCGACCAATCTGACTGGGCTAATTCAAGCAATTAACAAAATGCTGAATCCTGAGTCTGTTACTTATGCAGAGAAATTGTCCAATGAGATACAAAGAATGCAGGGTGTTATGACTGCATCTGTTGGGACTAACTTCTTAGAGAGAATTCTTGGAATTGATCTTGGTAGTGCAGATGCAAAAGCCAAGATTGAGCAAGCGCAAGAATTGTTGCGTGAAGTCAGAAGGATGGAGGCTGCATCTCAAAATAAACCAGCCGCAGATAAACCAGCCATTGTGGTTAAGAAGACTGATATGACCCCGCTGGATGAACTTGTCGAGCGCAACAAGAAGATCATCGAATTGCTGGATAAAGGCAGAACTCCAATCCAGAAGTATCAAGAAGCATTGGCTGAACTTGAGGCAATGAAAGTTGGTTTGAGTGATGATGCTTATCTTGAAAACCTCATGCGTATCAACGAGGAATACGAAAACGCACAGCCTAAGATTGTTAGAAACAAGACTGCACTTGAACAGTACGCAGAAGCATCTAGGAATCTTGGTCAGCAATTAGACAACTTTGCTGTCAGTGCCTTGACAAACCTCGAGGATGCTTTGCTCGGCGTAATGATGGGAACGATGTCGGTCAAAGATGCATTCAAATCTATGGCATCTAGCATCATCTCTGACTTGCTGAGAATCTACATTCAACGCAGCATTACTGGCCCTATTGCAGATGCTCTATTTGGCTCGCTTCCATCTCCGGGTTCTTCTTCTGGAACCTCACTAGGAACTGGTCTTACAATCCGTGGATCAAATGCCATTGGTGGTTCAGTACAATCTGGATCGCCATATATGGTTGGCGAGCGTGGCCCGGAGATGTTCATCCCTAATGCTTCTGGCTCTATCGTTCCGAATGACAGATTAGGCGGCAGTGGTGGCACTACTGTTGTTAATTTGAACATCTCAACCGGCGTGGCTCAAACTGTCAGGGCCGAGATTCAAAGCATGATGCCTCGCATCACAGAAGCAACCAAGGCTGCTGTTGCCGATGCCAAGCGGCGTGGCGGCACTTACGGAAAGATGATGGCATAACATGGCGATCACATATCCCCTCTCTCTGCCAAATGCCAATATTGCAAAAGTTCGCATGGTTGCGAATGACATTGTTGGTGTTAGCCAGTCTCCATTTACTGCCGCTCAACAGGTTTATCGCTACACAGGCCAGTTCTGGGAAGCAGACATCACGCTGCCACCTATGAAGCGTGCAGATGCCGAATATTGGATAAGTTTCCTGATGAAGTTGAATGGCCCTTATGGGACTTTCTTGCTTGGCGATCCAAATGGTCAGACCGCTCGCGGGGTCGCTACTGGAACTCCGCTGGTCAATGGGGCTGGTCAAACCGGCAATGAACTCATAACCGATGGCTGGACTAATAGCACAACCGGGATTCTGAAGGCTGGTGACTACATTCAAATTGGAACTGCCCTGACATCTAGGCTCTACAAAGTGCTTGATGATGTCAATTCTGATGGCTCTGGTGCTGCAACTCTAACCATTTGGCCTGATCTACGGACTGCGCCAGCCGACAATGCCGCTATTACTGTGGCTAATCCTAAAGGTCTATTTAGACTGAACTCTGCTCAGACCACTTGGGACATCAACGAGGCCAGCATCTACGGCATGACATTCGGTGCTAGAGAGGCACTGTAATGGCACGCACTCTGCCAGCCGCACTTGCGACTGAACTCAGCGCAACTGTTCTCAAACCTTTCTATGCTATTGAACTAGCCTTTGATAGCGGCACAATTCGGTTTTGGACTGGATATGGTGACATCACTGCCAACGGCGAAGAATGGACTGGTTCTGGAACAATTCTTGGAATCTCGAATAGCAACGAGCAAACAGACCTGTCTGCAAATGGAATTACTCTCACCTTCAGCGGTCTTGAGTCTAGTTTTGTAGCCATTGCTCTGACAGAGAATTATCGTGGCAGATTGCTAAAATGCTATCTAGGATGTCTTGATGCAGAAAACCAACCTGTCAGCAATTTGTATCAATTGTTTGCTGGTCGAATGGATGTGATGACAATCAACGAAGATGGTCAGACTGCAACAATGACCATTTCTGCTGAGAATGTCTTGATCGACTTAGAGCGAGCAAGAATGCGAAAATATACAGATGAAGAACAGAAAAAACGATACCCCGGTGACAACTCATTAGAAATGGTTGCCACTTTGCAAGATAAACAAATTTCTTGGGGTAGATGATGGGATTCAGTTTCAAATCAGTATTCAAAGCGGTAGTTACTGCTGCGGCTGTTGCTGCTGCAATTTACTATCCAATGTATGCGTTACAGTTAACGACAGCAGAATTCAGTGCTTATGTTGCTTCTGCTGCGATCATGGCTGGAGCCACAGCAACAGTCTCGAGTTTGCTTGCAGAAACACCAAAAAACTTTGATCTTGGTGAACAACTTCGTGGACAACTAATAACAAGTAGATCGCCAGCAGCAGATGCTAGAGTGGTTTATGGCAAGACTAGACTTGGTGGCAACATCGTCTTCATCCAGACAACTGGCTCGAAAAACGAGACCATGTATCAAGCGATGACAATCGCAGGGCATGAGATTCAAGACATTGTAGACATCTATGCCAATGACGAGAAACTCAACACATCTGATCTGAGTGGTTCAACAACCCTTTCTCCAACATATAAAGGCGATGCCAATGCTTTGCGGTTTGCTTGGCTCAAGGGGACCTCAGATCAGGCTGCTCTGACATCGTTCTTCTCTGGCACGCAAGCCGAGAATTATCGCTTTCTTGGCATTGCAACTCTTGCGGTAAAACTGGTTTACAACCAAGACACATTTCCGCAGGGAATCCCTAACATAACAGTCACGCTCAAGGGCAAGAAGGTTTTTGACCCAAGAACTGACACAACTGCATATAGCAACAATGCCGCTCTTTGTATTCGGGACTATTTGACGGACACGACCTATGGCCTAGGTGCGACCGCAGCAGAGATTGATGACGATTCTTTTGAAGAAGCAGCAGATATCTGTGATGAGAATGTGAACCTTGCCGCTGGTGGCACTGAGAAGCGATACACGATCAACGGCGCATTCTCATCTGCGGAGCAGCCCAAAGATGTTCTCTCAAAGATGCTGACTGCCTGTGCTGGCAAACTTTCCTATGCTGGCGGCAAATGGGTTCTGAGGGTTGGTGCTTATCGCAGCCCTAGCAAGACGCTCGATGAGGATGACATCATCGGTGCTATCCAGATGCAAGCAAGCCAGTCTCGGCGAGACATCTTTAATGCTGTCAAAGGCACTTATTCCGAGCCAGCATCTCTTTATCAGCCAGAGTCATTCCCACCGCTGACAAACGCCACCTACGAATCTGAAGATGGTGAGCGTATATACAAAGACATTCAGTTCCCATTCACGACCTCTGCTGCTACTTGCCAGAGACTAGCAAAGATTGACCTCGAGAAGGCCCGCCAACAGATCACAGTTAACATTTCATGCAAACTGACTGCCTTTGAGTTGCAGCCCGGAGACACAGTAAACCTCAACTTCAGTCGCTATGGCTGGACAAATAAGATTTTCGAGGTGCTGACTTGGGAATATGCCTTCGCTGATA